TCCAGAAGTTCTTGGGGAAGCTATTGCAGAAATTAAGGGTATGCAAAAACCACAAGTTAATGAAACTGTGACAGCTCCAGCAAAACCAAAACTTTCTCGTAGTCAACTCGCAGCAATGATGGGATTGGAACGCCACGGCGATACCATTACTGCTACATCAAAGAATGTCGGTCCAGTAATGCAAGCTCCAGCAGGTATACCAGAGGATAATCCTACATTACAAGCTATCAATAGAGACTATTCTGCTCTAATGAAAGCAATGAAGTTGACCTAATTGGAGATATAAATGGCTCAGAAGTTTATTGGCATCACATTACCAATACGATTGGGACAGACAGGAATGTTTGACCAATCGACAACGGTAATCCAACAAGTTCGTTCTAACTTTAAGAATTTGATTTTGACAAAGAAGGGAGAACGTGTTGGACAGCCTGATTTGGGGTGTGATTTGTGGAAAATATTGTTTGAGCCATTAACGGACGAAACGCTAGAAAATGCTAGATTGGCAGTAGCTGACGCTGTAGACCGTTGGTTACCGTTTATTGAACTAACTGATTTTCAAATTACAAAAACAGACGATAATAATATTATTAATATAAAATGCCTATATAGATTTAGAAATAATCCAAATGTAACAGACCAAATAACCGTAGCGGCTCGACAACTTGGAGTACCAACAGTAGGATTTACAGAAGTACCAGAAGATGCGGTACCCACACAGGAAGAAATTACAGCACTTCAAAACGCTCGTCGTATTAGAAGACTTAATTAATTTGGAGTTTTAAATGGCAACGAATCAATCAGTAATTATACAACCAAGACCAAATGTCAAGCAAATTAATTATGTCTCAAAGACGTTCACGGACTTTAGACAAAATTTAATAGAATTTGCAAAAGCATATTATCCAAACTCATATTCAGATTTTAATGAAACATCACCTGGTATGATGTTCATCGAAATGGCATCATATATTGGTGATGTCCTTTCATTTTATATTGACAATCAATTTAAAGAAAATCTGTTAGCTTTTGCAGAACAACAAGAAAATGTTATTTCTATAGCACAATTTTTGGGATACAAACCAAAATTAGTTTCACCGTCAACCACGACGGCAACAGTATATCAATTAGCCCCAGCTATAATTGAAAATGGTGTCTATGTTCCTGACCCAAGATATTTGGTTAAGTTAGCAAAAGGAAGTACATTCGTTACTACCGGACAAACATCTGTCCAATTTAGACTAAGTGAAGATGTTAATTTTGGAGATATCACGGCAGAAAATTATATTGTCAACACATTCTCTGGTGGTAATCCATCAACATTTATTATCAGTAAGCCAGCTCGATTGGTATCCGCAGAAGAAAAAACTACAACATTTACATTTGGAAGTCCACAACGATTTACCTCGGTGTTGATGCCAGATGAATCTATAATTGGTATTGAAAGTATAGTTGATTCTAATGGTAACACCTGGTATGAAGTTGATTATTTAGCGCAAGATGTTATTATGGATGAGCTAGATGTGACCAGTAACGGTGAAACTGGTATTTTACCATCATCTAAATTACGACTTCGTAAAGTTCCTCGCAGATTCGTAACAAGAATTAATAGAGATAATAGAATGGAGCTAGTTTTTGGTTCTGGAACGGGTAATGAGGCTGAAGTTAATACGACCTTAGATTCTAGACAAATAGCAAACTCTCAATATGGTAGTACCATAGAAAACGCACTAGGTAATGTGGCTATTAATAATGTAAACTTCCTTGATAGTAACGCGTACGGTATATCACCAGCAAATATAACACTAACTGTGACATATTTAGTTGGTGGTGGGGTAAATACAAACACCACATCAAACACAATCAACAGAGTGTCAGAAGTAATTACATCGAATGACACTACTGACTATACTGCTGCCGAACTTAACGCATTTAATGCAGCAGTACAAAGTATAACCATCAATAATGACTTACCAGCTACTGGTGGTGGTGAAGGTGAATCAATTGATGAAATTCGTGAAAACGCATTGGCATTCTTTAACGCACAAAACCGCGTGGTCACCGTAGAAGATTATGCAGTTCGTTCTTACGCACTTCCATCAAAATTTGGTCGTGTGGCAAAAGCGTTCGCAGTACGAGATGAACAAATTAATAGAATTCTAGCAGCACAAAATGACAGAGTATATGTAGATAATCCCGTTCGTCCAAATGTAATTAATTTATATACGCTAGGATACGATACAAACGGTAATCTAACAACACTCAATACACTGGTTAAGGAAAATTTAGCAAGATATCTTGAGCAGTTTAGAATGTTAACAGATGATGTAAATATCCTAGACGCATTTATTATCAACATCGGCGTACAATTTGACATCTCGGTACTGAGAAACTATAATGTCAATGATGTTCTTGCAAGAAGTATTGGTGCCGTTCAAGATTTCTTCAACACAAGTAAGTGGAGCATAAACCAACCAATTATTTTAGCAGATTTGTCATATAATATCGGATTGGTAGAAGGAGTACAGACAGTAAAAAGTGTTAAAATATTCAATAAGTACGAATATAGAGATGGCACAGGATACCAACCATATCGATATGATATTGATGAAGCAACAATTAATGGGGTTATCTATCCAAGTCTCGACCCAAGTATTTTTGAGTTGAAATATCCAACAACAGATATTATAGGAAACGCTACCCAATGAGAACGATACTAACCGCCAGCAAGGACACTACCCTCTATCAAGCATTTTTAAATAATAATGCTGGATTAGATGAAATAATTGAAATTGGTAAGGTTATAGATTTATCGGAACCTACCAGTTCAACGGCGTATGCAACGGGGTCCGCACGCTCATTAATATATTTTGATTTACCAACTACAGCAAGTGTACCAGCGACCGCTAGTTACTTCTTAAATTTAAGATTAGCAAATGCTGATAATGTTAAGAGAAATCAAGAAATTATTATCTATCAAGTTTCTCGTTCGTGGAGCGAAGGTAGTGGATATTTTTATCAAGATATAAAGAATGTTGAAGACGGGGCATCGTGGGTAAAATGTAACGCTACTGTATCTTGGAGTAACGCTGGTGGTGATTTCTTAACAGGGTCAACCAGTCAAAGTATCGTTCTATCATCGTATCCGTTAGAGGATATTCGTGTTGATGTAACTAATATCTTACGCCCATTTGTAAGTCAATCTACACAAAATAACTTTTATGGATTAGCATTACAATTCCCAACTGCTGATGAACAAGACTCAACCAACAAGGGAGTTGTTAAGATATTTTCAACACAAACTCATACAATTTATCAACCAACTCTTGAGATTGTATGGGATACACAAACAGTAGTTACCGGAAGTTTATTAGCAATTCCATCATTAAATGTAAAAATTGTCGCATCAAACTTACGAGAAACTTATACAAAGGGTGATACCGATAAGGTAACTCTTGTCGTTCGTGACCAATATCCACTAAAATCATTCGATTCGGTATTACGATATAAAAACAAATATTATCTACCCACATCATCATATTTTTCTGTCGTTGATGTACAAAGTAATACTACAGTAATACCATTTGACGATTATAGTAAAATCAATACGGATGCAACTGGGTCATATGTAGTTCTTGACACCTCGCCACTGTATCGCGGCAGATTTTATACATTAAAATTAAAAGTGGTAAATGGAACTTATTCTAGAGTAATTGATACCGACACACTATTTAAAGTTGAATAATTTATGGCAATAACATTTTTATCAGGTAGTGTTAATCCAGATAGTGGAAGTATAGTAAATAAAGAACAGATTGATATTTCTCTGTCTTTATTTGATGTGTCTGCTTCTGGTCAAAGTGCATCGATTGACACAAATTATTCTGCAACGGTACAACGAGTAACAATACCTGAAGAAGGATTAATGAATCGTAGTGTTTATTATACTCCAATTTATAAAGAAAAGTTAGATTATAATGTTTGGTTAACCAGAATTAATAAAAATTTTGAAGAGTTAGACTAATGGCAGAACAGCAAAATTACCAAAGTAATATACAAGAACTATCAGATTCGTATACTCGGTATACAGTATCTCGTATTATAGCAAACAAAAAAGATAATTTGCTGGATATGGAAGTTCCTGCGGATTTTTCTGAAGCATTATTACAGAATAATGTTGAAGTTAACCTATACAGTTTAGCAGACAACTCGTTAATATTTTCTGATGTTGTACGAAATGTTAGTGGGTCGATATTCACAGAAACATTACAATATAATGACAATAGTTTGCGTAAATTACTGTATATCGATTTTGCTAAAGTACCAAATTTAGATTTACCATCTGGGGAATATTCGGTTACTCTTAACTTTTTTGCAGATGAACTTGGTTCATACGACGATAGAATTCTAAAAGTTAATAAAATATCGACATCACGCACAGAAGTAGAACTAAAATTAACAGATACCACACAACAAAAAGTATTAGAACAATTTGCTACACCACTAATACCTGCAGAATTTATAAAACCAATATTACGACAAATTTTTAATCAAGAAGGCGCAGATGATTTGATATTACCTACCAGTCCAGTAAAAATTGATAGTTCGTCATTATACCAAAATTTCGCAAATGGGTCTGGTGAAAAACTTGTTCAATATAATTTTGACGATGATGATGGAAGTCGTATTGGTATTAATACCATTATGCAGAATGTACTCAATGACGCATATCCTATTGCATTACAAACCGCAGAAGATATGATACTCTTATCAGGCAGTACTTCGTTTACTGAAACAGAATTGTCTAATATGGTAGTAAATGCAATTGATATAGCATATGATGCTGCATTAGATGATGAAGCACAAAATCCACAAAATTATCGGTTTGACTTAATATGAGTACTTACAATATTCGTGAAAAATTTATATACGCATTAGCTACAAGCAGTATTGAATATATAAGAAATTATAATTTCAATACTTCTACAATCACTGATATTCCTTTAGCATTAGGAAATACTGACACGGAAATACCTATCACCGTTAATATAACGACTACCGTGCCGTGGATACAAATTGTTAATCCTACCACTGGAGCTAATTTAAAATTTCCAAGTGGGAATGTCGTATTGGGGCCAACAAGTACTAGTGTAGTTTTGGTAAAAGTAGATTTACCGCCGGAAATAGAAAATGTACCATCCTCATCGATATACCCAGACATCAGTTTGGATATCAAATCTGGTAGTTTTCCTATAATATCCCCTCCCGCAACAACTGGTAGTCAATCAGATAATAAGAATACTATAACTGTACCACAAAGTACTTATACAATAGACCCAGGCGAACGGGTTCAAGTTGATATTACTGTATATGATGTTGATGGTAATCCAGTTAAGGATGTATTTAATGTAGTTTGGAAATCAAATAATACAAGTATTGTTCTAGTAGAAGAACCAGAAAATACTCAAGTAGATTACAATCCATATACTCCACGAATTATACGAGGTATATCTTCTGGAGAAACAACGGTTACTATTACCGCAGGACCAGAAAGAGAAACTAGTATAACCTTTATTGTACGAGAGACTTCGGCGGGTGGACCCCCTCCGCCGCCACCACCGCCACCACCTTCTTCCGTGGTAGATTAATCTAATATGAGCCATAGAATATTTGTTAATACACAAAATTCAACATATAAATCCGTAGTACAAAACTCCAAAGGATATCAATTTGGGTTAGGTGTACCTACGGAGTTAAGTGATGATGAGCGTATTGAATTACAACAATTAGCATACGAAATATATTTTAGTGCGGATGACTTACGGGAAAAGAAGCGTAAAATACAAATAATCTTTGATAGTTTTACCGACCCAAAGTTTTTTGGTGACGGTGCGGTTAAAATTGACAAAGTAGAAAAATATCTAACTGACTTACGATTAGAAGCTGAACGAGTACAAAGAGAAAGTAACGCAGCGGTAAATGCAGCAGGTGCGTTGGGCACAACCGCTGCTGTAGCTGCCGCCGGTGGTGCGGTGGCTGCTGGAACATTTACGGGATTGGCAACCGCAGGGTTATTAACAGCATTTGGTGGAACAGTAACCGCAGGTGCAATTGGTGGAGCATTTGTTGCGGGTGCAAGTGCAATATTATTACCAGCTGCAGCAGTACTCAGTCCAGTTATTGCAATAACCAATTTAATTAAGTCCACTCGTCAAGCTGGAAGAGAAGATAACGCCGCTCCTTGGAAAATGACCCGTGCGGATTTTCCTAATATTACCGCACAAGCAATTCAAAATTCATCTACTCGTCGGTCAATTGAACGATTATATGATGACCGAGGAGGAATTAAAACATTTGATGTTAGTACACAAGAAGCTATAGCACTACTTATTCGTGAAAGTTTAGCTGATGCACTCTTTTGTACATCAACCCCAAATGGTACGGGTATAACATCACCAGAACATCCTGGTCCTGGTGGAAATGGTAATGCAGAAAAGTGGGTAAATAAAGATGCATTAAAGCGTCACTTCCCATTTACACAAGTAACAACGGGTAACGATAGATTAGAACAAACTTATGTTAATGGTCTATTATATCTTAAGTCATATATTGATTTAATTGATAACATTTTAAATTTACAACAACAGTCATTATCTCGTTCACCAGATGTAGAACAAGCATTAATTAACATTCCACTTAGTATTACTTTATCTACTGCGAATGTTCGATTATTTGATGCTCTCTCCGCCACAGCTCGTCAAGTGGTTCGTGAAAAAGTACTGACATTCTTTGATGAAAATAGAGAGTATAAGACATTACTTAATTTTGGTAACGACAGACAATATGTTGCCGAAGCATGGAGACTTGCTCCGAAAGATACGGGGTCAGTACAATTAAAACTATTGCGTCCTCTTGATGACGATATAGTATTAGAAAATCCAGCATTTATCAGTAGAGAAATTGCAGAAACTGTAGTAGATACAGTCAATTTTAGATTAGGACCATTAAGAGACACTACACCGTACTTACGCCCATATAATATTGATTCTAGAAATTATATAGATGGGAAGATGTTCGCAACTAATACTACACTAACTAGCCTTGGGTTAGCAACTGGGTCAGAGGGTGCGATAATCAACGGTACTACAATCTCATTTGATGATGCGGTATTCCGTCGTTGGTTTACGGGAGATTTCAAGTCATCAGAACTGAACATTGAGTTCACCGATTATAACAATTTCGTACATTTTGGTTCTGCTTACAAGAGATTACAAGCCTTTAATGAAAAGCTTATAAAGATTGATGATCTTACATCAGCAAGTATTTCGTCAAGTGTATCAAGTAGTACTATATCGTTGAAGTTTAAGGCAATAGAAAAAGAAAACATTATTAGAAACTTTGACCCATACGAACAATTCTTATATTATGCAACGGGGTCACTACCATATTCAGCCAGTGCGTTCTATGTAAACAGTGAAGTAGAATATAACGCAACTGGTTCATGGCCAAAGCAATCAGATGGAACCCCATACAGTCCATATAGTACAATTGCTATTAATTGGTTGACGGCACAATCTGCTATCGCTCAGCGATATGATGATAACAATCCAAATTACTTGGTATTAAATTTACCAAAACACATTCAAGAAGATGCAGATTCAACCGATTTCTTGACTTTATTTGATATGGTTGGGCACTTTGTCGATAATATCAAGGTATATATTGACCAATTCCCAAATATTTACTCAACAAATATCAATCCATTAGAAGATTTGTCGATGGACCAAGTATATGAAGTTGCACAATCCTTTGGATTACAACTTCCAAATGTGTATGCACTGGAAAACCTACAAACATTTAATGCACAGTTTAGTGGTGAAAGTGGGTCACGGTCCTATGTAGCAGAAACATGGAAGAGATTCCTCCACAGTATGATATATTTCAATAAAACTAAGGGGTCACGGACTTCATTTGACGCTTTATTGAACACATACGGAATCAACTCACCAGTTTTACAAATTAAGGAAACAACTGGTCCGGTAGCAGGAAACTATATTCGTTCTGATGAACTGACTTACGGGTTAACATTTACTGGGTCGGCTGAAAACTTTATCACCGTACCATTTGTATCATCGTCGTTAACCGCATCAAGTATTCAACTATCATTTAACCCAACACTTCGTCGCAGTTCGTCGTTAATTACTGCAACTGATTGGGCAATTGATTTAGTCCCACACCCATCCGCATCTAAGTTAGATTACGGAAGAATTCATGTCGTCAGTGGGTCGGGTCGTACTATTATTGCAACCAGTAGTTATTTCCCACTCTTTAGTGATGACTATACTAACTTGATGTTGCGTAGTCAATCTGGTGACATTTCAATTATTCAAACTGACGGTGACCAAATTCTATTCCAAGAATCGGCATCGGTTAACTTGTCATCGTTATGGAACGGAACGACATTTATTTATGTCGGTGGCTCTGGTTCAATGCAACTTGGTAACCAGTTTGACGGCATTGTAGACGAAGTTCGTGTGTGGGGAGAAAACATTTCGAACGATGATTTCGTATCACAAGCATACGACCCAGGTTCATATTATGGAGCAAATTATACTTCGTCGTACACCAGTTTATATGTTCATATCCCGTTCAGTCAACCACTTTCATCAATTACCTCATCGGTAACAAATGAAAGTCCATATCAAAATGTATCTATCGTAGCAACATTACCTGCTACGGGATTCACTACAGCATCATTTACAAGAGTATTAAGAAGTATTAAACAATTTACTCCGATTGTTGGTTCTAGTCTTTATACAAATAAGAAAGTGGTGGTGGCAGACCCACCTGTATTTAATAAATTATTCGTAGATGAAACAGAAAATGGTACAAAAATACTAAACAGAGCAGTTAGTATTAAACAAGTTGAAGAAAAACAATACAACAGCGGTCAAAATGTAGTATCGTTTGCTGTATCTCCAACCGACTTCATTAATCAAAATATTATGCGGTCAATGGGTGTTGTTGATGTAAACAACTTGATTGGTAGTCCACGGTACATCACTGGGTCAGGATATTTTACACTCCAATCCATTCAAAAAGATTATATAGAATATTTCAATAAAATAGTAAAACCAAATGATTATATCCGTTTCTTCAAGGATTTGACACAAGGTCCAAGTGAAATGGCAGATGGAATGGCACCTGCCCGTGCTAAATTGTTGGATGGTATCGTAATTGAATCACCGGTCTTATCACGAAATAAAGACACAGTGGTACGCTCTATCACGGTTAATGGTACGGCAACTAAAAAGTTTGAAGCATATGTATCTGGGTCTGGTTCATCGTGGGATAGTATAACCACCGTAGGGGCATACTCTTTCACAGATTCCGATGAATATATAAAACCACTTCCTTTACCGTTTGCGGATACATTACCGATTACCGCAATTCTTCCAATGTCAAGTAGTATTGATATTAAGGAAAGTACTAAATCGACTAAATTACCTCCATTCCAACGCGTAGTACAAAAAGTTGGTAATGATTATGTAACTTCGTCATTACTGGACCAAAATAGTTCATTTGCTACACTTGAAGCATTACCAATCGATACAGAAACATCTGTAGGTACAACTGGTTCTGGATATCCTAGAAACCCGTTTGTCGGTATTCCAGCATCTGGAAGTCTTCCAAGAAGGTTCCCAAGTGAAGAAGGAACATTAATTCCGTTCTACGACATAACACCTCGTTCAGACTTTAAAGATGTGGGGTCATTTAGTTATTTCCATAAACGAAATGGTGTATATTCATACGATATTTACACCTTGTATAAAAAACCATATATAGTTAAGTTTGATGATGGAACTCTGGGCCAAGTCAACTTAGACTCACCAACAGAGCGTGCATACGCTCCGTTAACATTAGTAGAAACTGGGTCATTACCAGAAGAATATGGAAGAAATTCAACATTCATATCAACCGCTAGTTATGCTGGCGGCGGGCAAGTTGTAGGAAGTATACTTATTGCTAACTTATTTACATTATATGGTGTAAATGGAACAACTGGATTGAGACTGCGTTTATATAATGACCAAACTAAACAAGCAATTGATGCAGCAAGAAACTTCTATACACTACCTACAGGCAGTCACGGTGTATTATTTGATGGATTATTAAATGGACCAGAAACAGTATTTCCATATGTTATGGCCCAAGCAACTAATTCGGTAATTTACTATACAATAGATAATTTAACGGCAAGTCCAATAAGTTCTTCAATAATATTCAATTATTTCGCATACGACCCAGATAACTTATATCCACGCGGATATTTACCAAGACATTACAGATTTAGTAGAGATAATGGAACTTCTATTAAGCGAAGAAACTATTTGGGTTGTAGAAGTGTAAATAAAACATTCGACGGGCAATCACCATTTACGGTTTCCATTTCTACAGAAAACACCGTTGTAGTAAATACCTTTACAACACAAGCTGCTGCCGGTACGGGAACCGTTCAAATTCCTACCGAAAATCCTGGAATTAGATTTGGGGGCAGAGGTCGGTTAGGCGTCGAATAATGAAGTTAAATTAAAATACTTTATACTTATATTTGTTGTACTTCACTCAGGAGATTTTAGACTATGGGATACCTAGATAAATCCACAATTACCGTGGACGCTATTTTAACCAATCGTGGACGGGAACTTTTGTCGCAAGGAACCGGCACGGGTAATTTCCAAATTACCAAGTTCGCAGTTTCAGACGACGAAGTAGATTACGGTCTTTATAACACTGCCCATCCACTTGGGTCCAACTATTACGGGTCTATTATTGAAAATATGCCTGTGTTAGAAGCAACTCCTGATGAAACCCAAATCATGCGTTACAAGTTGGTCAGTATTACTGGTGAAGACTTGACCCGTTTTGGTAGTATTGTTATCCCACAAATTCAAATTCAAGGTACAGCAATTCCTTCAAACGGAATCGTAAGTCTTTATTATAGTCCAACCTCTGGACAAACTACTATCACTATACGACCAACCACGACCTATACATCTACTGTATCAGAAACAGAAAGTAGTTACACATTACTTTTAGCAGACAGTACATTAGCGACAGTAGAGGTAAAAACTCCTGCAACCGGTGTAATATCAGCAAATAACCGTGGTTCAATATCAGCAAATGGACTAGAATTTACTATAACCGCTCTCAATAAAACTGGTTCAACCTCAGTATCTATCTTTGGTGGAACCTCTGGGGCTGTGTATAACTTTACCTTGTCTACCACCGCTTCCGCATAATCAACTCCTAGGAATATCTTATGGCATATAATATCTTTACACAACTTAGTCAAAATGATGATATTACATCACTCGGTGGTACCGAAGTTACCACAGGGATGTGGTCGGGAGACACAGGAAGTCTTTCTACATTCTTCACCTCCAGTGCACAAGTAGTAACCTCTGGTGAATTCTACTACGATGTATACAATCTAAATCCGAATCCAGGCGGTAGTGACTCCGCAGAAGTACAATTTTCAGTTGCATATGGGCATGTAAGTGGAAGTGGTTCTCCACCACTCAGTACATTAGATACATCCACATTACCAACACAAGTAACTTATGCACAGTATCGTAATATTTTGTTAGGTAAGGATACCGAATTATTCACATTCGACCAAACAACATCAAACGATATTTATGTCATCAATATACAACGCTCAAGACTTCGCCAAGCAATTGACCCAGGTAATTGGCAACTTACTTTATCTGGTTCAAAGGGTAAGAGTACCTTTATCGATGACAGTGGACTTAGTACAGCTGTACAAGGTAATTTAGTTGCAAACAATGTATACAATATTCGTTCTGGTACCATTGATGACGGATTTGCGACGGGCAATTCTACAGTATACGGACTTGCGTTCCCAGACTACGGGGTAATCATTCTCCATCCATCAGCAATTAGTTCATCAGTAGGATTTGTTAACCCAGCGCTTGACGGTAGAACATTAACCGCACTTCCATTCGCACCATTTACTGGAAGTGGAATCACCGATTATCAACGTGACCACGAAGGTTTGTTGCGTTCTATTAGATTGGGAGGAGATTTCCAAGCTCGCTCAGCAGAAACAATTACATCAACAAATTACTTTATCCGTTTAAGAAACAGTCAATACAATTATTCAAATAACCCAACATATTTTACTGGTTCAAACCCACAAAATGTATTAGAACCATTCCGTGTCAATCCAATTTCATATGTAACTACGATTGGTTTATATAATGACTCAAATGAATTGTTGGCAGTAGCAAAACTCAGTAGACCAATTCAAAAGGGTAAAGATAAGGAAGCATTAATTCGCGTTCGCTTAGATTACTAATCTGCGCATCAGGTGGATAATTTATGACCATACCTGTTACTGCGTATAAATCCTTATCACCAAACGAATATACCATAACTCCGTTTCGTGCATATGCTCCGCATATATACACGTATGTGTCTGGGTCTACTGCAAATTCTGTAGATGTACAAGTTTCATTGGGTATTAAGTTTGATACCGCGTCGCAAGGATTACGGGTAGAGGATGATAAATACGAATTATTTGATTCGATTGTACAAACATTCTATTCACCAATCCCGTACACTTCGTATGGTATACAATCATCTTCGTACCACCCAACAGGTTCTGTATTTGTTGTAAGTGCTACACAAGATATATTTGGTGAAGAAGTAAAGCCGGGCACATTTACCGTAACCATAGGTAACTCTTCGTCAATTGATGATGGATACGGTAACTTAATAGTATCAGAATCGGGTACTGGGTCTAAGGTTGGCCGTATTTTCTATGACAAGGGTATAGCAATTATTAAACCAACATCAAGTATTGCTGGTGGTGGATTAACAAAAAATGGCATCTGCATAGTGAGTGGAACAAATGTTCAAGTACAATTTACTTCGTCAGTAAAATTATTTGAACACAATATTCGTGTAAAGTTAAACCCAACGGATTTCTTATACTCAGTATATAATCCGTCTGCAAATAAAAATATGTTTACGGGGTCATCAACAACCCCTTTACAACTGATGGCATCACAAAGTCTATATCCATACATTACGACAATTGGTTTATATAACCCAGATAACGAATTAGTCGCAGTCGCAAAAGTATCAAACCCAATTCAGCGTACTGACTACTCCGTTCAAACATTTGTTGTCAAATTTGACACCTGAGGATTTTTATGGCACTTAAAGACTTATACGAAAGTTGGGCATTTAAGCCGTTAGCAGGAGCAGGGTCGGCAGATAACCCACGCACACAATCAGAAGGTAGAGTCAAAGTAGACTTTTTACCAAACACATATCAAGCTGAAGTTCGTAATAGAACTCCGGGTGATAAAGTAGTAACACAGGCTACCGGCGATGACACAACCGCAGGAACTTTTAACAAGGACAGTGCATTAAAGTATTACTCAACACTATACAACAGTCCACTAAAAACATTTAAGGGAAAGGTAGTTCAACAATACAACGCACAAGGTACAGACACTAACAAGTATGTATCATCAGCGGAAGTCAGAAATACCCAAGGTGCATTATACAGTACTAATTTATAAAAAATAAAGAGGTTATTATGAAGCCACGTTCGGCTAAAAATAAAGGTAAACGGTTACAAAATGCAGTACGAGATATGATTTTGGAAAACTTTACACAACTGGAACCAGATGATGTGGTTTCAACTTTGATGGGTGATAGTGGAACAGATATTAAGTTGTCACCTGCGGCGCGGAAGCTATTTCCTTACTCTCCAGAGTGCAAGAACCAAGAAAAGATGAATATCTGGGCTTCTCTGGAACAAGCAGAATCGAATACGAAAGAAGGAACGACTCCCGTTCTGTTCTTTAAGAGAAACAATACGCCAGTGTACGCGGTTATTCCCGCAGAACACTTCTTCCAATTGGTCAATAAAAAGACCGTTGAATAAAAAATAACTTGACAACTTGCTAAAGAGAGGTTAGATTTCTATTATGAATCTAATCTCTCTTTTGTCGCAAATATTAGGTGATTTTAAACAGTTTGGGAATGGTGAACACTATTTCCAATGTCCTTTCTGCCATAATCACAAGAGAAAATTTGCTATTAATGTATTGAAGAATGCCTTCCATTGTTGGCATTGTGGGGCTAAGGGTCGCTCTTTAATAACATTATTTAAGAGACTGGATGTATCGCCTTCACAAATGAAAGAACTTCGGTCGTTGTTGTCTGATGACCAAGTACAAAATTACAAAGAAACAGAAGATGAGGTGACTAATCTCCATCTTCCGCCGGGATTCAAGCCGCTGTGGGTTCCTACCAAGAGTATTCACTACAATCACGCTATTAGATATCTGAAGAATAGAGGAATCACGGGGTATGATATTATCCGTTATCAAATGGGGTATACGATTGATGGTCCTTATGCTAATCGGATTATTATTCCTTCATATGACGCAAATAACAAACTGAACTATTTCATCGCCAGAAGTTTTTATGATGATGGGATGAAATATAAGAACCCACCAGTTTCAAAAAATGTGGTGATGTTCGAGAACCAAATCAACTGGAAGATGCCGTTGGTTCTTTGCGAAGGTGTATTTGATGCTATTGCCATTCGTCGAAACGCCGTACCACTTTTGGGTAAGTTCATACCTAAAAAGTTATTGAAGCAGATGGTCAAGAATAAAGTAAAAGAAGTATATGTTGTACTAGACGATGATGCGTTGAACGATGCACGCGAAATCGAACAAACGCTAAACACATATGAGATGAATGTAAAGCTGGTAAACCTTGACAAAAAAGACCCTTCGGAGTTAGGTTTCAAAGATACTTGGGAATGTATCGAACGCGGGTCTGCAACAACATTTAAAGACTATATTGGTGGCAGGTTACAGAATATATGAAAATTACGGTTCCATTTACGAAATTACGAACAATTGCACATTGTGCTGACATTCATATTCGACTCTTTAAGCGGCACGAAGAATATCGGGAAGCCTTCAACACATTTTATGAACAACTTCGTCAGACGGATTTAA